TGAGAACTTTCTCACAGGATCGCTGCTTGAAGTTCGTCCGATGGCAATCAATAAACTCCAAGGCCTACGCCCAAAGATCTCGACAATCGACGAATGGTTGTCGGGGGACCTACGTGAGGATGTTGTGGGCGCAGTTGAGCAAGGTGCTTCCAAACTTGACGACTATCTGATAGTCGCAATTAGTTCCGAAGGGACCGTCCGCAACGGTTCAGGCGACACAATCAAAATGGAACTAGCTGACATACTCAAGGGGGAGTACCTTGCGCCTCATGTTTCGATCTGGCATTACAAGCTTGACGAATTGGAAGAAGTTTCCGATCCATCGACCTGGCTGAAGGCGAATCCAAATTTGGGTGCGACCATCTCTTATGAAACTTATCAGCTGGACGTCGAACGGGCTGAGAAAGCTCCGGCATCTCGGAACGACATCCTGGCCAAGCGCTTTGGGATTCCGATGGAGGGCTACACGTACTTCTTCACATACGAAGAGACCCTTCCGCATCGCGCGCGCGAGTTCTGGCAGTTGCCCTGTGCCCTTGGTGCAGACCTTTCGCAAGGCGACGACTTCTGCGCGTTCACGTTCCTCTTTCCTCTGGGTCAAGAGAAGTTCGGAGTCAAGACCCGAAGCTACATCACATCTCTGACGTTGATGAAACTCCCGGCGGCAATGCGGATGAAGTACGACGAGTTCGTCAATGAGGGAAGTCTTCACGTTCTTGAAGGAACAGTTCTAGACATGATGGAGGTTTATGACGACCTAGATTCGTTCATCCAAACGTCGGAGTACGATGTTCGCACCCTGGGTTTCGATCCCTATAACGCGAAAGAGTTCGTTACCCGCTGGGAAGCGGAGAACGGAGCGTTCGGTATAGAGAAAGTGATCCAGGGCGCGAAAACTGAATCGGTTCCTTTGGGTGAACTCAAGATCCTGAGCGAAGAACGTCTTCTCATCTTCGATCAGGCTCTAATGTCTTTTGCCATGGGCAATGCGATCACGTTGGAAGACACCAACGGGAATAGGAAGCTCCTGAAGAGACGGCAAGACGAGAAGATCGACAATGTCTCCGCTTTGATGGACGCTTATGTGTCATACAAAGCGAATAAGGAAGCATTTGAGTGAATCTGAAAGGAGGTGAAATGCATTGGGACTTGCCGCAACATTGAGGCACGCCTGGAACGTCTTTACCAATCAAACTCCAACAAGACAGCCGTATTCTGGCTACGGAGCCAGTTACAGTTCACGTCCGGATCGGGCTAGGCTTCGAATTCCCAATGAACGCTCGATCATTTCCGGGATCTACACACGGCTGAGCATCGATGTTGCCTCAGTCGATATGCGGCATGTCAGATTGGACGATGAGAAGCGGTACAAGGAAGATATTGAGAGCGGCCTCAATAACTGCCTTAATCTCGAAGCCAACATCGATCAGGCAGCTCGTGCGTTTCGGCAGGACATGGTGATGACTCTCTTCGATCGGGGCGTTGCGGCGATTGTCCCGGTTGATACGTCGATCAGTCCTGAGCAAAGTGGTGGATTCGACATTCTGACGATGCGAGTCGGCGATGTCGTCACGTGGTATCCGAAACACGTGCGAGTGAGTTTGTACAACGAAGCCACAGGTGTACGTGAGGAGATCACTCTTCAGAAATCTGCTGTGGCCATTGTGGAGAATCCGCTTTACTCGGTGATGAACGAGCCGAACTCCACGCTTCAACGTCTTCTTTACAAGCTGAATCTTCTTGATGCAGTCGACGAGCAGTCGGCTTCTGGAAAACTCGACATCATCATTCAGCTTCCCTACGTGATCAAATCTGAGGCTCGGCGGCAACAGGCGGAACAGCGCCGAGCAGACATCGAGTTCCAGCTCAAGGGCAGCAAGTACGGGATTGCCTACACGGATGGAACCGAGAAGATCACGCAGCTGAATCGTCCGGCCGAGAACAACCTCATGGACCAGGTCGACTATCTGACCAAGATGCTCTACGGTCAGCTCGGCTTGACCGAGGAGGTCATGAACGGCACAGCGGACGAGAAGGCTATGCTGAATTATTGGAATCGCACCATCGAACCTGTGTTGACAGCTATCTGTGAAGCAATGCGTCGTACCTTCCTGACCAAGACAGCTCGAACGCAGCTTCAGACGGTCATGTTCTTCCGGGATCCGTTCCGTTTGATTCCAATTGACAACATTGCGGAGATCGCAGACAAGTTCACCCGCAATGAGATCCTGTCGGCCAACGAGATTCGCGGTATCATCGGATTCAAGCCGCATCCGGACGCGAAGGCTGATCAGTTGACCAACAGTAACATGCCAACGATGACCAAGCCCGATACAGGTGCGGTCACCACCCCTGAACAAGATGCACTTGATCAGGTCAAATCCGCTATCGGTAATGGTAGCCCAACAAATGGGAACGGAGCGACAGTAGTCAGAAGCGGCTAACAGGCCGATGATCCACACTGAAAGCGAGCATTCAAAATGGGAGAAAAGGCCAAGCCCGACTTCAGCGGCTACGCCACGAAGGCTGGTCTCAAATGTTCAGATGGCCGGACGATCATGAAAGATGCGTTCGCGCATCAAGATTCGACGATGGTTCCGCTTGTCTGGCAGCACGGCCACAATGAACCGGGGAACGTTCTCGGTCACGCGGTCCTCGAGAACCGGGAAGACGGCGTTTACGCCTATGGGTATTTCAACGATACCGATCAGGCGAAGAACGCCAAGACGCTGGTCCAGCACGAGGACATCAAGTCCCTGTCCATCTACGCCAACTCGCTCACCGAGAGGGCCAAGCAGGTTCTTCACGGGTTCATCCGTGAAGTGAGCCTGGTGCTGTCGGGTGCGAATCCGGGAGCACTGATCGACAACGTCACGTTGGCTCACGCCGATGGCGACATGGTCACGTTGGATGATGAGGCGATCATCTACACGGGCCTGTCTCTGCATCACGGCGATGGAGCAGACGAGAAGGAAGAGAAGGACGACAAGGACGACAAGGACGACGAAGACGACAAGGATGAGAAGGATGGGAAGCTGGATCACTCGGCTGACGATCCGACAGTCCAGGAAGTCTACGAGTCGATGACTCCTGTGCAACAGGAAGTCCTCCAATATATGGTTGGCGCCGCGCTCGAGGGCGCTGGCCAGAAGGTCATTCACTCCGACTCGTCGGACAAATCCGGCGATGACAACGACGACGAAGAAAAGGATGAACGGCGTATGAGTCGAAACGTCTTCGAGCAGCAGGGCGGCAAGAAGGAGGAAAAGCACGTTCTCAGCCATGACGCGATCAAGGGCATTGTGGATGATGCCCACAAGACCGGGTCGCTGAAAGAAGCCGTCGAGGCTTACGCGCTGAAGCACGGCATCGAGAACATCGATGTCCTCTTTCCCGACGCCCGCAACGTCACCGATACGCCCGAGTTCGACAGTCGTCGAGTCGAGTGGGTCTCCGGAGTCATCAACGGAACCAAGCACTCCCCGTTCTCCCGCATCAAGTCCATCGTCGCCGACATCACGTTCGACGAGGCCCGGGCGAAGGGTTACATCAAAGGAAACCTGAAGAAGGAAGAGTTCTTCGGCGTTTCGAAGCGCGTCACGACGCCCAGCACGATCTACAAGAAGCAGAAGCTGGATCGCGACGACATCATCGACATCACGGACTTCGACGTCGTGGCGTGGCTGAAGTCGGAGATGCGCCTCATGCTCGACGAGGAGCTCGCGCGCGCGATTCTCATCGGTGACGGTCGTGACGTCGCTGACGAGGACAAGATCAAGGATCCGGCGGGCTCGAACGAGGGCGCTGGCATTCGTTCGATCCTGAACGACCACGATCTGTACGTCGCCACTGTCAACGTCAACGTCGACGACGCCAACTCGTCGCCGGTCGAGATCGTCGACGCTGTGATCAGCAGCATGCGGTTCTACAAGGGCTCGGGTTCGCCGACGTTCTACACGACGCTCCCGATGCTCACCAAGTTGCTCCTTGCGCGCGACTCGCTGGGGCATCGCCTGTGGAGGACGGCGTCGGACATGGCGTCCGAGATGGGCGTCGCGGCTGTCGTCACGGTCGAGGTCATGGAGGACGAAGAAGATCTCGTCGGCATCATCGTGAATCTGAAGGACTACACGATCGGCGCCGACAAGGGCGGAGACGTCAATTTCTTCGACGACTTCGACATCGACTACAACCAGTACAAGTACCTGCTGGAGACCCGTGTTTCGGGCGCTCTGACCAAGATCCGTTCTGCCATGGTCATCAACAAGGTCGCCGGTACTGACGTTCTCGTCACGCCGGAAGAGCCCGATTTCGACGGCACGCAGATCACGGTCAAGACCACCACGGGTGTGGTCTACAAGCGGGGCGACACCGACGCAACGGCTGTCACCGGTACTCCGATCGTCCTGGCCGCAGGCCAGTCGATGAGGATCTATGCTGTCTCGACGCCGGGGCACTACTTCGCGAACAACGTCGAAGACGAGTGGACCTTCGAGAACGAGGCCTAATCAGAAGGTAGGTTCTCGATGGCAAGGTTTTTTGGTCGCGTAGGGTACGGTGAAACAGTTGCCGACGGTCCTGGTGTCTGGGCCGATGAAATTACGGAACAATCATATTACGGTGACGTCATCCGTAACTCTAGAGAACTCCGTGAAGGAGAGAATCTCAACAAGGATCTCAGCGTACAGAATTCCATCAGCATTGTCGCTGATGCGTACGCCAATGACCATTTCTTTGCCATTCGCTACGTGGAATGGGCGGGGGTTTTGTGGACGGTTTCGAGTGTCGAAGTGCAAAGCCCTCGTCTATTGCTGAGACTAGGGGAGGTTTATAATGGCCCCACGCCTTCAGCTCCATGATTTGCTCGAATCACTGACGGATAATGTATATTTCCAGCCTCCAGAGAATGTGATGCTGGTATACCCGTGCATTATCTATAAACGTGATTTTGCGGATACCAAATTTGCCGATAATACGCCATATGACCATCAGTTGAGGTATATGGTCACGGTTATTGACAGAGATCCTGACAGTGAGATACCAGCTAAGGTGGCTTCATTACCGATGAGTATTTTCAATCGGTTTTATACCGCCGACAACCTGAATCACGACGTCTTCAACGTGTTCTTTTAAGAGAAAGGAAGAAAATGCCTCCCCTAACATGGGACCAGGTCGGTGAGCGCCTGTACGAAACCGGCGTGGATCATGGCGTTCTGTACATTCCGGATTCGTCGGGCAGTTACGACGAGGGCTTCGCCTGGAATGGTCTCACGACCGTCACCGAGTCTCCTTCCGGTGCCGAGTCCAACCCGCAGTTCGCGGACAACATCAAGTACCTGAACCTGATCTCGGCCGAGGAGTTCGGCGCGACGATCGAAGCGTTCACGTACCCGGATGAGTTCGCTCAGTGCGACGGCACCGCGGTTCCTGAGCCGGGCGTCACCATCGGGCAGCAGGGTCGCAAGCAGTTCGGGCTGTGCTATCGCACGCGCGTGGGCAACGATGTCGAAGGTACGGATCATGGGTACAAGCTGCACATGATCTACGGCTGCCAGGCAGCTCCTTCGGAGAAGGCCTACGCCACGATCAACGATTCGCCCGAAGCGATCGCGTTCAGCTGGGAGGTCACGACGTCGCCGGTTCCCGTCACCGACCTCAAGCCGACCGCGCTGCTGGTGGTCGACTCGACGGTGGTGGATGCGACCACGCTGAAGGAGCTCGAGGACGTCCTGTACGGGACTGCTTCAGTCGATGCCCGGCTGCCGCTCCCCGACGAGGTCGTCGACATGTTCGGTGGCTCGGTCACCAAGGTCCGGTTGACCGGAGCCAACGCTCCGACGTACTCTGCGGCAACTCACGTTGTCACGCTTCCGTCGGTGACTGGCGTCGTCTGGACAGTCAACGGCGCCGAGGCGTCCTCTGGCGATCAGCCCGCCATGACGGCTGGTCAGTCCTCGAACGTGCAGGCTACCCCGTCGAAGGGGTACGTCATCGAAGGCGATGACGACTGGACATTCGACTACTGACCGATGAAAGGAGGTCAGAGGATGCTACGAATTACTGTCCCAGGAGTCGAACATTTCGATGATTCGACTCAAGAGTTCATCACTCGAGGCGACGTAGTTCTGGAGTTAGAGCATTCTCTGGCCTCACTTTCAAAATGGGAGTCAAAGTATGAGAAACCGTTTCTCGGAGATAGTGAAAAAACTATGGAAGAGATTCTTGGTTACATAAAAGCGATGACTTTGACTCCTGAAGTTCCAGAGGAAGTTTTTCACAAACTCTCTGAAGAGAACTTTACGGCGATCAATGAGTACATTGACGCCAAGATGAGCGCCACTTGGTTTCATGACGCGCAGCCTGCTCCCAGAAGCCGAGACATCATTACGGCCGAGATCATTTACTACTGGATGATCACTTTTCAGATTCCGTTCGAGTGTGAGAGCTGGCATCTTAATCGTCTCTTCACTCTGATCCGAGTCTGCAACATCAAGCAGTCGAAGCCGAAGAAGATGAGTCGTTCTGAGATGGCTGCTCGGAATCGGGAACTCAACGCTCAGCGTAAATCGCAATTGGGCACAAGGGGGTGACATGGCAGTCCTGAAATGGGATGAGCTCGGTGAACGGCGTTATCAGACGGGCGTTTCTCACGGAGTTCTCTATCTTCACGATGGGAAAGCAGTCGTCTGGAACGGTTTGACCTCGATCGAGGAGACCTCCAACTCCGAACGCAAGTCTTTCTACCTCGATGGGGTGAAGTTCCTGGAAAACCTGACCCCAGGCGATTTCCAGGGCACGATCAAGGCGTTCACCTACCCCGATGAGTTCGATCTGGTCAACGGGATTGTAAAAGTCGTCCCTGGGCTGGCCTATTACGACCAGCCGCCCAAGAGTTTCGATCTGACGTACAGAACGAACATCGGCGATGCAATTGAACCGGATCGTGGGTACAAGATCCATCTTTTGTACAACGTTCTGGCGAATCCCGACACGTATACGTTCCCGTCGATAGGTCAAACCGTCGAGCCAGTCGAGTTCAGCTGGGATTTGACCGGAACACCGCCGATGATCAAGGGAAACAGGCCGACTGTTCATCTCTCGATCGATTCGACCGACATGGATCAGGCAGATCTCGATCTGATAGAGGACATTCTCTATGGGACCGAGGATACTGACGCTCGTCTCCCTTCCATCTACGAACTTTCGGAGCTCTTCGGGTATCGAGGCGGGCTTCTCATCATCGACAATGGCGATGGTACGTGGACGGCAGTCGATAATTCCAGTACCTACATCACCATGATCAACGATACCACGTTCCAGATCGATGGCGCAGATGCCACATATCTGGACGCCACCACGTACACCATTTCTTCCACCAACGCAGATTGAGGAGGTGAAATATGGCTACAGTCACAGGTCTTACCGCCGATCGAATGCTTGCGATCGAGGCAGCGTCCGTTGTCGACGGCGATGTTATCGGTAACAACCTTATTCTCACCAAACACGACGGAACACAGATCAATGCAGGCAACGTTCGTGGCCCGCAGGGCCCGCAAGGACCGGTTGGCCAAGATGTTCCTCTTCTTGCTGCGATTCCTGTTCTGGATGTGGGTGTGTTGAATCAGATTCGAGCTGGGCGGCAGCTTACGGCCCAGGATTTCACAAACATGGGGTTGTCCGCGCCTATCGGTCTGTGGAATCTCTCCGATCTGACCGACGCCAGTGGTAATGGGCGCAATCTCGTCAACAAAGGCGCGATTCCGTTCGATGTGGGCATCAACGGGGTGGCAGCAACCGCTGCCAGAATCACCGGCAGTGGTGCACAGGCGTTGTATATCGCCGATACGGGTGCAGCCGATCCATTTCGCATCAGAACTGGGACGATCGGTTGCTGGTTCAAGTCACCCAGGCGTGGAGTGCAGCAATCCATCCTCAGCAAGCTGAGTGGTGGCGCTGGGCAGCAATGCTACATGCTCTACGTCAATACCAGTGGTCTTGCGAACGCGTTTTACACGGCGGACGGTACCAATGGTACTCAGGTCATTGGGTCGACGGATATTCTCGACGATCGCTGGCATTTCCTCGTCGGTGTGTACGACGGCGTCACGTACAAGATCTACGTGGACGGGGTCATGGAAGCCGTGGCTCTTGGCGGTCCCATGTTTGCGGGTTCCGGCCCGTTGAACATCGGCTCGCATGGTGCAGATGCATCGAACAACGCGGTTCTTCCGGTTGTCGGTCGTGTCGACGAAGCATTTGTCACAGGCGATATTCTGACGGACGACCAGATTCGCAATCTGTACTGTGTGCGAATTCCGCACGGTCTCAGTGCTGCTCCGAATCGTGTCACGCTCAACGTTCATCGTCGGCGTAAGGGCGCTACGCTGACAAGTCCTGATTTCATCACCGCTCCGATCCGGATGTACAATTTCTCAGCGGGATCGCTTGGGGATTCAGGCACACAGAATGTTGCTCTTGTCAACAACGGTGGTGCACCGACTGTAGCGGGTGCTGACGGTACGCCCAATAACGCGTTTATATTCAACGGAACGCAGTTCCTGAATGGCACGGATGCGGGTCTACCTGGCGCACTGACTACGCGTAGTTATGGTTGCTGGTTCAAGATGGCCACGATCATCGGTGGTTCGAACCAGACCCTGATGGCGTATGGCTCGTACAACACCGCGGATACTCGTCTGGTTGTCACCAACGGAGGGATTCTGCAGGACATCAACGCGAACGATGCCATAGGTGATCGGTTTGTCGCCGATGGAGCCTGGCACTTTGTTGTCGTCGTTGAGGACAATGCAGCTCCTGACGGAGTGAAGCGCAAGTTGTATCTGGATGGGCGAATGGTCGCTGCGGCGACCACTGTGTTCGCGATTACGCTGGGTGGGGCCACCATGTTCCGTATAGCGATGAACACCGGCTCAAGTGCTCCGTTCTCGGGCATCATCGACAGCGCTTTCGTGTGCGATTTCGCTATTCCGTTCGAGACCATCGCCAAGCTGTACGCCAAGGGTGCCCAGGATCTCGGCGCCAGTCCGAAGACTGTCGGCGATCACGTCGAGCGTATGGATGCCACGAATATTCTCGCGGTCTTCGATACTCTCGACTCACAACACACTGTGGATTTGGCGGTGCCAGCATGAAATCAACACGTACTCCAATTCGTGGTGCATTCTCGCACAACATGTCGACATCCACCACGTCCGCGATTCAGGCAACGCTTGCGGCGCTCGCTGGTAACCAGCTACCCATCGTTTCGAATATTGTCACCATCCCGCGCGATGGTTTCTATAAAATGTCGATCGATGCGTCGTACATCAATGCTGCGGGTAGCAATTACTACGCACAGGTTCAGGTGAACGGCGCGACACAGTTGCTGGGCTCCGGTAACCAGAATGTCGTGGCTTCTGCTCCAGTCTCAAGCGAATCTCGGATAGTCTGGTGCAAAGCTGGCGACAGAGTCCAGGTTGTCTCGGCTCACAACGAGGGTAGTGCCGTTGTTCGCAGTGTAGTTGGGAATTTCTTTATCGAAGAGATCGTTTCATGAGATTCGAACTCTCCGGTAGTCTAGTTCACCCTGATCCGCTGGTCCTGAGCTTTTATGCGAGCCAGGATTTCGACCGCAATAAGTATACTGATCTGGGCTACACCAATTTCGATGTGATTTGCATCGGAGGAGGTGGAGGTATGGGTGGCGGTATCGATACAGCCAATACCGGAACCCTGGTCAGGTCTTATGGCGGAGCTGGAGGAGGTGGAGGCATCCACCGCGTGCAAGGGCTTCTCTCGGCTCTACCTGTCACCGTTCCGGTGGTAGTTGGCTCCGGGGGAAGTTTGGGAACAGAGGATCCATCCAACCCCGGTCTGACGACCGATGGCGGAGATGGCGGAACCTCGTCGTTCAACGGTACCCTTTGCCAGGCGTCAGGCGGCAAGGGGGGCAAGAAAGTCCAGGCCAATTCCCTGACGGTCACCACTTCTGCCAATGGCGGAGATGGTGGTGTGGGAAATCGCCAGGCTGCTGGCGGTGGCGCAGCAGGTGGCGTGGCAGGTACGCCTTCCGCAGCGGGTCCAGGTGTCGCGGGTACCAATGGTACTGACGGTACCTGGATCGGCAACATCGGCCAGGGCGGAGGAGGTGGCGCGGGCGGCGTGGGCAAATACGGTAGCGGAGGTACCACATGCAATGCGGCTACGTCGGGAGGTCAGGGATCATACAACGCTGGGGATACCTCGGTCTATGGACCAGGGGAAGCTCCGTCGGCCGATCCCAGCAGCGGTTCCCTCTCCGTCAGACCTGGAGGTGCGAGTGGCGCCAGAGCGGCACCTGTGAACGGGCAGCCTACGGTCTTTGGCCGTTCCAAGGGAAGCCGTGTGGTCGGTGATGCGGGTATCGTGACGCTTCGCCTGACCGCCCAGTGAGAGGTGACCATGATCACCATTACGCAGAAAGGCTCGTTCAAGGGCACAGAGAGATACCTGTCTAGTCTCAAACAGGCAGATCTGAACCGTATTCTCGCCAAATACGGCACGATAGGTATGGCGGCACTGTCCAATGCCACCCCGACGGAAACAGGGTTGACAGCACAGTCCTGGTATTACGATATTGTTCAGCGGAAGGGATATTACTCGATCCGCTGGCATAATCACCACGTCGAGGATGGACAGGTGATCGCAATTCTCCTCGAGTACGGTCACGGAACCCGGAATGGTGGCTACGTTCAGGGCCGTGACTACATTATGCCTGCAATTAGGCCTATATTTGACCAGATGGCAAACGAGGCATGGAAGGAGGTGACCAAGTAATGGCTACTATCGACGACAAAGTTGTCGCGATGAGTTTCGAATCCAGCAAGTTCGAGCAGGGCGTCGACAAGACGATCAGCTCGCTGGACAAGCTGAAGGCAGCTCTGAAGTTCCCGAATGCCGGTAAGGGTCTGGATGATATCAACGCGTCGGCCAAGAACGTCGATCTTTCACACATTGCCAGCGCTGTCGATAGCATCAAAGGCAAGTTCAGTGCTCTCTCGGTCGCCGCCCTTTCCATATTTGCCAACATCGCTAACAAGGCTGTATCCGCTGCCGCCTCGTTGGTCAAGTCGTTCACGATCGAGCCGGTTCTGGCCGGTCTGAGAGAGTATGAGACCAATCTGAACTCGATTCAGACGGTCCTAGCCAACACTCAGGCGGCCGGAACCACTCTGACCGATGTCAACAAAGCTCTCCAAGATCTGAACCATTATTCAGACAAGACGATTTACAATTTCACCCAGATGGCCCAGAACATCGGTACCTTCACGGCTGCCGGTGTCGGTCTCAACCAGGCCACCCAGTCGATCAAGGGTATCGCCAACCTGGCGGCACTCTCGGGCTCGAATTCTCAGCAAGCCTCGACAGCGATGTACCAGCTGTCCCAGGCGATCGCTGCGGGTTCGGTCAAGCTTCAGGACTGGAACTCGGTCGTCAACGCCGGTATGGGTGGCGAGGTCTTCCAGAAGGCTCTGTTCGACACGGGTAAGGCGATGGGCACTCTCACCGGGGTTCCCGTCGGTCAGACATTCGAGGAATGGAAGAAGGCTGGTAACAGCTTCCGAGCTTCTCTCAGTGGCGTGGCGAAGCAGGCCACCAGTAACACATCCGCTATCGCTCAGGCACAGAAGGACGCGGCGAAGACCGTTGCCGCTGCTGAGCAATCTCAGGCAGATGCTGTTGCCAGTGCGGCCAAGACAGTGCAAGAGGCCCAAGCCGGTGTCGCCGACTCGGCCAAGCAGGCGGCCGCTGATGTCACTGCGGCAACGCAGGCACAGAGCGACACGATCAAGAAGTCAGCCGAGGATGTGAAGGCTGCGCTCCAGGGCGTCCGAGACGCCCGCAAGCGACTTGCGGAGGCAATGAAGCCCCCGAGCAAGGACGAGCTCCAGGCAGCAGCGGACAATCTGCAGTCGGCTCAGCTGGACCAGGCGGATCTGTCTGACGCAATCGCCCAGGCTCAGCAGGAGCAGACGAGAAGCACGCAAGATCTCGCTGCGGCACAGAAGAAGCTCGCTGATCTCCAGGCATCTGGGACAGCCTCACCTGAGGAGATTCTCTCAGCACAGAGGGCTGTCGAGGATCAACAGCGCCGGGTGACGGATGCTGCTGATGCCCAGACTCGAGCTCTGCTCCAGCAACATTCGGCAGCTCGCAGTGTGGACCAGGCGGAGAAGGATCTCCAGACCACGCGAGAGAAGGGCACGAAGAAGGACCAGAACGTCAAAGATGCCCAAGACGCTCTCACCACTGCGCTCGAGGACTACAAGAACGCTCAGATCCAGTCGAAGAAGGATATTTCCGACGCTGAGAACAAGGTCAAGGACGTCCAGATCAAGTCAGCCCAGGCTCAGAAGGAAGCCGGGCAACGGCTGGCCGACGCTGAGAAGGCGCAGGCCAAGACGATCAAGGACGCCCAGCAGAGCGTCGCCGATGCTCATGAGCAGGCTGCTGAGCGGATCAACGCGGCTCGAGCCACGATCAATACGAAGCCACCGACGTCATGGCTGACATCCGATGTGCTCACGTCCACCCTCCAGCAGTTCACCGGAGGTATGACGGATGCTCAGCTGGCGGCGAAGGGCTTCTCCAAAGAGCAGATCAAGGCGATCCAGCTACAGGCCCAGACGGCTCAGGACGCTGCGACCAAGGTCAAGACACTTACGCAGCTGCTGGATACGGCTAAGGAGACAGCCGGTTCGGGCTGGACCCAGACCTGGCAGATCATCCTGGGCGATTTCGGTGAGGCTCGTACGACCTTCACCGAGCTGTCAAATGCTGTGAATGGGTGGATCAATACTTCTGCCAACGCTCGCAACAAGGTTCTGAGCGATTGGAAAGCCCTGGGCGGCCGGACGGTACTGATCTCAGCCATCAAGAGCGCCTTCGAAGACCTGATCACGATTCTCAAGCCGATCAAGGAAGCGTTCCGCGATATTTTCCCGGCGAAGACAGGCAAAGACCTGTTCGAGCTGACTCAGCGGTTCAAGGACTTCGCCGATTCACTGAAGGCGAGCCCCGAGGCCGTCGACAATCTCAAGCGGACGTTCAGGGGTCTCTTTGCCCTGCTCGACATCGGTAAGCAGATCGTCGGCGGTATATTCAGCGTCTTCGGACAGCTCTTCGGCGTCGTCTCCAAGGGTGGCGGCGGTTTCCTCGATCTCACCGGCAATATCGGCGATTTCCTAGTCTCAGTGGACGAAACGCTCAAGAAGGGCGACAAGCTCAAGAACTTCTTCGAGTTGATCGGTCATATTCTCAGTACTCCGATCGCACTTCTGACTGCGCTTCGCAATGCGCTGATCGCACTGTTCGGTGGAGTGGACGAAAAATCCTCCGAGGGAATTTCCAAATCAATGGGAGCACTCGGAGCCGCTCTCACCCCGCTGCAGAAGATCCTCGAGACGATCAGCACCGCATGGAGCAAGTTCATCGCCAGTCTCGGGGACGCCGGAAAGATATTCCGACCGGCAATGGAGGAAATCGTCAAGTTCTTCGAGGCTCTGGGGCCAGCTATTGGCAACGCGGTGTCGAACATGAACTTCGACGCCATCCTCGCTGTCATCCGTACCGGCCTTCTGGGCGGTCTATATTTGATGTTCAAGAAGTTCCTGGGTAAGGGCAGCTTTGCCGATCAGATCGGTGGAGGCCTGCTCGGGAACATCAGCAAGGCATTCGAGGGCCTGACCGGCACTTTGAAGGCCATGCAGCAGAACATCAAGGCCGACACTCTGATGAAGATCGCGATAGCGGTCGGGATCCTCGTGGCTGCGGTTGTCGCGATGTCGTTCATCGACGAGAAGGCGCTGAACAAGTCCGTCGCAGCGCTGGCGTTCGTATTCGGTGAGCTCCTCGGTGCGATGGCGATTCTCGACAAGATCAGCTCGAGTGCCGGGTTCCTCAAGATGCCGTTCATAACGGCGTCGATGATTGCCATGGGCATAGCTATTGACTTGTTGACACTGGCTGTTCGTGCACTTGCCGGTCTCAGCTGGGAGCAGTTGCAGAAGGGCATTGGTGGAGTTGCCTCGCTGCTTCTCATATTGGTCACAGCGACCAAGCCTCTGGCAGCGAATTCAGCGGGAATGATCCAGGCGGGTGTCGGTCTGATGGCCATAGCAGTGGCTATGCGTCTTCTGGCCTTCGCCGTCGCCGCATTCGGCGGCATGGATCTGACTACGCTGGGCAAGGGCCTCGGCTCTGTTGCCATCGCCCTGGTCGCTATCGGTCTGGCGGCAAAGCTGTTCCCGCCGACCATGCCTCTGATAGGTGCTGGGCTTATCGCGGTCGGTATCGCGCTGAAGCTCATATCCGGCACCGTGGAGAAGCTCGGGGGTATGAACCTCGCCACGCTGGCGAAGGGTATCGGAGCAATTGCTCTGGCGCTCGCCGGAATCGGCGCTGCCATGCAGCTGATGCCACTGAGTATGGTGGCTACGGCAGCCGGGCTCATATTGGTCGGGATCGCACTGCAGCTGATCGCCAAGGCCGTCGGTACGTTCGGCGGTATGTCGATCGAGAAGATCGCCAAGGGTCTAGGCACTCTTGCGGGATCTTTGCTCATATTGTCTGCAGCATTGTACGAAATGTCCGGAACGCTGGCTGGTGCAGCAGCGTTGGGCATCGCCGCCGCAGGACTATCGCTTCTGGCGCCCGCGCTGGTTGCGATGGGAAAGCAGTCCTGGGGACAGATAATCAAGGGTCTGGTCAGTCTGGCCGCGGCCATGGTTGTTCTGGGCGTCGCTGGTCTTCTGCTGGAGCCTGTTGCTCCTGCTCTGATTGCGCTAGGCGCTGCCATGCTTCTCATTGGCGGAGGCCTGGCTCTGGCAGGAGCCGGTATAGCTCTGATCGGCGTCGGTCTCAGCGCCATTGCGGTGGCTGGGCCAGTTGCCATCGGCGTCTTGATCGCAGCATTGATCAAGCTCGTCGAGGCGATCCCAACTGTCGTTGTCGGTCTGGTCACAGGCCTGCTGACGATCGTACAGAAACTCGCAGACACGGCTCCGCAGTTCGTCAAGGCCATTACAACGATCATCGAGAATCTGGCCGAGGCAATCATTCGAGCCGCGCCGAAGATTGGCGAAGCATTTGTAGCCATTATCGAGGCGGCGCTGAAGACGCTGAAGGATGCGTTCCCCGACCTGGTGGCAGCTGGCTTGAGCATGCTCATATCCTTGCTCGATGGTATCAACAAGAACATCAGCAAGGTCGTCGACACTCTAGTCAACATCATAGTTCACTTCACCGGTGCTCTGGCAGATCGGATAAGTCAAATCGTCGGCGCAGGTGCAGGTCTGCTGGTCGCGTTCCTGAAGGGTATTGCTGACAACCTGAGTAGAATTGTCGGCGCAGTTGTGGATATTGTGGCGAAGTTCGTCACCGCAATTGCCGACAACCTCTATAAGATAGTCTCAGCGGGTACAAGCATCATCACTTCGATAATCAAGGCGATCACCGATCAGTACGTAAAGATCATCGCCGCTGGTACCGATGCGATCATCAATTTCATCAAGGGTATCACCGACTCTGCCGACAAGCTGATCAAGGCAGGCACGGATGCGGCCAAGAAGTTCATGGATGCCGTGGTCACGGGTCTGCTCGGTCTGATCGACGCCGGTGGTAACGCGATCGTCCGATTCCTGAACGGTCTCGCCGCTTGGATCAAGGAGAACGAGTGGCAGATCATTGCCGCTGGAGCCAAGGTCGGCTGGGCTGTGATCCAGGGTATCTACAACGGTCTGTCGAACAATGCCAAGAAGGTCTACGACTTCGTCAAGAAGATGGCGAAGAAGGTGCTTCACAGCGTGACGCATCTGTTCGGTATATTCTCGCCTTCTCGAGTGTTCTACGACATCGGTGAGAATCTGATGCTCGGTCTGGCCTATGGCATCGACGACCACTCCGATAAGGCTGTCGGATCGGTCGAGGATATGGCGGGTAACGTGCTCGACTCCATGAACAAGGTTCCGGACATGCTGGACGGTCTGGTCGACATGGAGCCGGTCATAGCGCCGGTCCTAGATCTCACAGCTGTCGAAGCCGGGGCTAAGCAGATAGACGGAATGATCAACACTGTTCCGCCTATCCCTGTTGCCACGACCTCGACAGGCCAGGCATCGGCCATATCCACAGATCAGACTGCTCAAGTTCCTGCCACCGGCGATTCCACTCCGGTGGGTGCGCAGATCAAGTTCGAGCAGAACAACTACTCGCCCGAGGCATTGTCCGAGGTCGAGATCTACCGGCAGACAAAGAACCAGATATCGCAACTGCAAACCGCTCTTGCGTAGGGAGGTGTGAATAGTCTGTGTTGACAAAAGTCAGAGCGTATAGTGGCTGGGCGTCAGCTCCAACGTTGCCGTTGGACGACCTCGGCAGGCCCGAAACGGATCTCATTCAGGTCCGGAATATCGACGGTCTGGACCCAGTCAAGGCCGCTATCAACACATCTCCCTATGGTTCCGTCGACGGCGTGGCGTTCAACGGCGCCAACGTGGCTACCGGAAGGAATATCGTCCTGACCCTGCATCCCAACCCTGATTGGGATGACTGGGCATTTGAGAGCCTGCGTAGGCTTCTGTATGAGTATTTCATGCCGAAGCAACCGACGCGACTGGTCTTTCACAGCGACGATATTCCCCCGGTGGAGATTTCGGGGTATGTCGAGTCGTGCGAAGTCAATCCGTTCAGCAAGGACGTTGAGCTGCTGGTCTCGATCATCTGTCCTGACCCATATTTCACCGCAGTCACAGCGACTGTGGTCACGGGCACGACGGACCGGGATAACACCACTCCGGAAGAGATCACCTACGAAGGCAACATCGAGACGGGGATCAACGTAGAAGTCTCGAGAATATCAGACCCAGCTCCGACATCGATCGCCATTCAGGTCAGGGATCCTGGACTGGCTCAGTTCAGAGTTACCGCGACGGTCAGCGCGTCGATGTATTTCCTCATGAACTCGGTAGATGGGGCCAAGTACGTCCAAAACGTCGGCATCGGCAGCGGCCTGATCACGAACCTCCTGGGCAAGGTGGCCGGGGGCTCGAGCTGGCCGACGCTGCAACCGGGCGTCAACGATTTCTCGGTCATCACCGATGCCGGGGCTCAGGACTGGCAGCTGACATATTTTGCAAGATACGGGGGTCTCTGAGTGGAACTCTACACCCTGAATCGGAATTTCATCAGGCAGTCAGCCATCGACATATTCTCGTCGGTGATCTGGACCGAGCGGTATTACGGAGACAGCGAAGTGGAGCTGGTCGTCCCGCCGACCCCGGATATGATCCAGAAACTCCCGGTAGGGATGTTCCTGGCGCTCAAGGGCAGCAGAGAAGTGATGATCCTGGAGACGATGAACATCGAGAAGGGCAAGCTCAAGGTCACAGGCATATCTCTGCTCCAATGGCTGAACAATCGCTTCATACGGGCATCTGCAGCTCATGCGGACAAGTACTGGCCGCTTCCGGTGATGACAGCCGGGCAGGCCATGTCGTACATCGTCCAGAACATGTGCATCAGTGGGCCATATTTGGATGGGTCGGTCGCCATCGGCGTACCGCAGCCGATCAAGAACCTTTTCCCCATTCCAGGCCTCAGTATCAAGAGCTCGGACGGATCTGGTCCACAAGTCAACATAGCCGTCCCGTTTGGGCCCGTTTACGACGCTCTGAGGGCCATTGCGACGACATATCTGGTCGGGATGCAGATAACGCTGGAATCGGCCTCAGACACCGGTTATTCGCTCCAGTTCCGGAGCTACAAGGGACTTGATCGGACGACCGGGCAGACGGTCAATCCGCCGGTGCGTTTCTCGCCGGAGATGGACACTTTGACGAACATCAAAGAGGTCCAGAGCATTGCGAATCAGAAGACGGTCGTGTTTTCGTATGCTCCGTCGAATCCAGGCGGTCTGGCGACGGTTGCGGGGGCGGCTCAGATCCCGACCAGTGCGGGATTCGATCTGAGAGCGTTGATGACGTTCGAAGAGGACATCACGACCGACATGATCGGGGGGAGCGCTGCGACGTTGACTGCGCTTCTGAACCAGAGAGCCAATCTGGCGCTCGTCTCTCACCCGTTCGCGAAAGCAGTGGACGGAGAGATCGTTCCGTTGAATCAGTTCCAGTACGGACGGGATTACACCCTCGGTGACATTATCGAGGTACAGGGGAACAGCGGAGTTGTTCAAACCTCAAGAGTCACAGAGTATATTCGCGCTCAGGATGATGCGGGAGAACGTGCATACCCGACCGTGGCTATGCTTGGTTAGAAAGGGAGGTGATTTACATAAACGGGGGAGACGGGCCTAAGCCGTTCATAAGCAAAAGAACCTTCGATCTGATCAAGTACTTCATCTGGATCGTTCTGCCGACAGCAGGCACGGTATATTTCGTTCTTGCCCTGGTATGGGGGCTTCCTGCCGAAAAAGAGGTTCTCGGCAGCATTGTGGTGATTCAGACGGCCGTGAACGTTGTATTGGGGATCAACGCCAACTCGTTTGCCGTTACCAGCACCAAACCCAGCGGCACGATCGAGATAACGGAGAGCCTGGACAAGACGACATATTCGCTCGAGCTCGATGAGGGGCCAGAGATGCTCGACGACATGGAAGAGATCGTCTTCAGAGTGAAAAAGATGAATGGCGATAAGTAGGGGATTCGCGATCGAAACACGGCATATAATGAGACCCCTACAAAGGATATCTATGTTTACACGAGACAAAGAACCAACTCGCCTAGAGAAGGCGATTGACAGAGCACACAAAGAGCTTGTCGGTAAGCAGATCACCTCAGATGAATACGCAACGATTCTGAACAGATTGTCCACGCTACACGAGATGCAGGTGGCTGAAAAGCCTGCACGCGTGAGCAACGACACTCTGGTCATCGTCGGAGCAAATCTTCTGGGAATTCTGCTCATCATCAAGCACGAAAATGTGAATGTCATCACTTCCAAAGCGATGAACATGGTTCCGAAACTTGGAACAAGAGTCTGAGAAGAAACTCAAATGAGGGCCCTGAAACATGGGCCTTCATTTTTGCTTGTGCTTATTTTTTTGAAAGGCAAAAAATTCCCGGGGGGAAATTTTGGTGTAGGGTTAAGATATTGGTTCGCAATCTTTTCGCGTGGGAATCATTCACTATAATGAGACCCCCACGAAAGGATTTAGAATGCTCGCCAAGAACATCCTCATCGGCCCCCGCCTCTACGTCAAAGAGACGATCAACACTTACCACCAACTGTACAAGTTGGAGAAGAACGCGATCGCCTACGAGATGGAGAAGGTTCAGGCCGAGCAGGAGCTTGAAGCCCGCCTTAATCGAATCATCTTCGACTACGTCTAAAACCTCAGCCCCCTAACACGGGGCTTTGGTTTTTTCGTTCGCGGGGAAAACATCCCCCTTAATGAGAGACTAACAATTCGGACGCTTCTATGAAGTATCCCTCGCTCGCGCTTCTATGAAGTACTTGCGAGATTGTTGGTCTCTCATTTTTTCCCTATGCTCGAAAGGAGCCAATTATGCCGTTGAAGGATAAAATCGAGAAGTTCAAAGATGGTGCGAAGTATCAGGAGATCTCCGCTCACGTCGATAAGTACAAGTACGTGTACATCGCTGGTGCTACTGGCGCCGCGTTCGGTGCACTGGCAGTTCTACTCCTACGGGGGCATTCTGCGCCTACGCAGATCTTCAATACGAACAACGTCACGCCTGTGTTCAATAACACTTCCATAGTGAATAACGCCGGTCACATGACGAAAATCGTCAAGCGTCTCTCAGACGGCAAGATGTGGGAGACGGTCACGGAAGCAGCTGCTGAGGAAGGCGTTCCGCTTTCCATGATGTCCAGGCATTTGAACGGACATCTCCCAAATGTGTATGGCCAGCATTACACAATCGCTGGTCTAAGCACTACTGGCTGAGCTTCGCAGCTAAAACATCCCCCTTAGTAGAGAGAGATCGGAACCTTACCTACAAGGTACCACTTCTAGAGCCTTACCTACAAGGCACTGAAGATGATCTCTCTCTTTTGTACAACACATCAGCCCTGGAACTTCCGGGACTGCCAGCCGTGGAATTTCCGTGACTGGAAAGCGTGTTGTATTTCATTTTTTCCAATCTGAAAGGTTATATGATGTACGTCCAGACAAGGCGTTATGGTTTTTGGAAGTTCGTTGGTGATGTCCTCATGACGATATTCACCGCGGGCTTCTGGCTCATCTGGGTGTTTGTTCGGGAGATGCGCTACCGATGAGCATCCAGGACGGAGTCAACAAGTTGAAGGCGTTGTTGAACGACAACTCAACGACGATCCTCACTAGCATCGGTGTCGTAGGCACCGCCACGACCGCATATCTGACGGGTCGTGCATCGTTCAAGGCAGCTGAGCTCATTGCGCAGAAGGAACAGATCGCCGAAGAGAGTCTCAGCCGGAAAGAGAAGATCGAGCTTGTCTGGCCACTTTATATCTCGCCGGTCACCGTGGGTGCGACCACGATCGGCAGCATCATCATGGCAAACCGCATGGCCTCGAAAGAAGTCGCCGCTCTCGCGCTCGCATCGAGTATCTCCGAGAGGGCTTTCCAGGAGTACAAGGCCAAAGTCGTAGAGAAGCTCGGATCCACGAAGGACACGGCTATCCGAGATGCAGTGGCTCAGGATCGGATCGACAAGAATCCGCCGAGCAGAGAGATCATCCTCGCGGGTACAGGGGAGGTTCTCTGCTTCGACATGCTGACTGGACGGTATTTCCAGAGCACGGTCGAGACGATCAAGAAGGCCGAGAACACGATCAACTACGACATCGTGAATCATATGTACGCCAGCCTGAGTCAGTTCTACGATGAGATCGGGTTGCCTGCTACGCCATATTCCGACACCGTCGGATGGAACATCAACAATCGGTGCGAGGTGAAGTTCTCCACAGTGATGTCGACGGATGATCGTCCGTGCATCGCCGTGGACTTTCACTTTCTGCCTATTGCCGAGTACGCACGTCTATATTAGAAAGGACCGCAGTGCTAAAGAAAACCGTAGAGTACGAGGACTTTAACGGGGAGATGATCAAGGAGGATCTCTTCTTCAACCTGACGAAGGCGGAGCTGGTTGAGCTCGAGCTGAGCGAGGAGGGCGGGCTTGCGTCCGCTCTCCAGAGGATCATCGACTCCGAGGACGGGCGTGGGATCGTCCAGCAGTTCAAGAAGATCCTGATGATGGCGTACGGAAAGCGCTCGGAGGATGGGCGCAAGTTCTTCAAGAACCAGTACATGCGGGACGAGTTCGAATCGTCCGAGGCATATTCCACGCTGTTCATGGAACTGGTCACGGACGCCGAGTACGCGGCCGAGTTCGTCAACGCGATCATCCCGAGTGGCCTGGCGGAGGAGACGGCCAAGATCTCCGGAGATCGTCAAAGCGAGTCTAAGCCCGAAGAATATGAGTTCCAGCAGCTCAAGCCTCGGGTTCTGACGTGGGAAGAAATTCGATCCATGTCGAGAGAAGAAATAAAGGGTCTCTCCGCGAGAATGGCCGCTGGCGAAATCGAGCTTCCTGAGGACGAATAACTCGCGTAAAAAACATTGGGTATAATGAGACCCACTACTTACAAGGAGTTATTATGCCCCCCAAGATCGCTATTGCCAAGTTTGCAATCAACACCGCCGTTGGCGCCGTTGTTTCGAATCTAGCAGCTAACACGATCCGCAAGAACGTCGCAATCACCAGCACCGGTGGAGAAATCGGTGTGGTTGTTGCAGGCGCTGTTGCCGGATACGTCGTCAGCTCCTACACTTCGAAGTACACGAATGCCATGGTGGACCAGATCGCCACTTGGAATGCCACTCGGAAGAGCAGCAAGAACACCGCTGAGTAACACAAAGCTAGGAATCCTACATGGATTCTTAGCTTTTGCTTTTTTCCAGCTTAAGGAACCTATGGAATTCCCAGACTATCCACCCAACAGCGATGCGAGTAAGAAAAAGAAGATCGAAGACGATCGTGGTGTTACTCGCGTTACATCAAGCGATCCGGTCAAGAGGAAGAAGCCTCTTCGGAAGCAGTTCGCAGAGACCTTCGTCGGGGGCGACGCAAAGACAGCTATGAGGTACACCATATTTGAGGTACTGGTCCCAGCAGCAAGAGACATGGTCGTCGAGACCATTCAGCAGGGATTCGAGAAGCTGATCTACGGAGACACTCGACGCAGAGGAGGTTCGACACCGCCACAGAGTGGCCCTACTGGTTTGGTGACGTACAACCGATATTCCATGAGGCAGTCGTCGCCACAGAGGACCATGAGCAGAATCGCACGCAGCCGACACGATTTCGATGAGATCGTGTTGCAGTCGCGTGTCGAAGCAGAGGAAGTCATCGATCGTCTATTTGACCTGGTGAGTCGATATGAATCAGCCACAGTCGCCGACCTCTACGAATTGGTTGGTCTTCCTAGTGCCCACACAGATCAGAAGTGGGGATGGCGTGACGTCCGGGGCGCGGGAGTATCGCGGATTCGGGACGGTTACCTACTGGATCTGCCAGAACCTCAGCCACTGGATTAAGCGTGAACAACTCAATCGTTACGTCGAAAGGCTTACCGACCGCTATTTCCTTCGAGGTTAAGTATCCAGGTCACGTCGACCTGATCCTAGGCCCCGACTACAAAAGCGTCGACGAATTCATCGTTCTTACGGCACAAGCAGCAGACGAGCTCTGTCAGCAGCTGAAGGCTGCCGTAGAACAAGCATATCGTATGGCTGAACAACAGCCATTATTTAAGGAGGCCGAATGAACCTCGTTCCTGAAGCGATCGGAAGGATGATCGCTCGTCAAAGCTTGGCGACCCAGGCTCACGCCCCTACCATTTTGTTCGGGGCAGGTGTCGTTGGTGTCGTCGGTAGTACCGTGCTCGCTTGTCGTGCGACGCTCAAGCTGGAGGATGTGCTGGAGCAGGCTCAGCGCGATCTCAACATCGCCAAGAGGCTCGAAGACGATGACTACAGCGAGAAGGATCGGCAGAAGGATATTTCGCTGATCTACGTCCAGAACGCCGTCAAGGTCGCCAGGCTTTATGCCCCGGCGGTCATTCTGGGTACGGCTTCGATCGCAGCCCTGACTCGATCGCACAACATGCTGAGCCAGCGAAATGCTGCTCTGACCGCTGCGTACGCAGCCCTTGAGAAGGGGTTCAGCGATTACCGCAAGCGAGTGGTCGAGAAGTACGGCGAGGAAGAGGATCGCGAGTTCCGTTACGGGACCGAGATCGTCGAGATCGTGGATCCGGAGACCAAGAAGAAGACCACGATCAAGCGGGTCGGGCCCGAAGGGGCTTCGATCTATGCGAGGTTCTTCGACCAGTTCTCGCCATCATGGTCGAAGGAGCCTGAGTACAACCTGATATTCCTGAAGTGCCAGCAGAACTACGCGAATGATCTGCTCAGGTCGCGTGGTCATGTGTTCCTGAATGAGGTCTACGACATGCTCGGAATCGAGCGGTCGCAGGCTGGAGCCGTGATCGGATGGATTCTCAGCAGGCATGGGGATACGGACAACTACGTCAACTTCGGGATTTTTGACGATAATGACGCCGCCATCGATTTCGTGAATGGCCGAGAGGGTTCAATCCTGCTCGACTTCAATGTCGACGGTGTGATTTTCGATAAGATCGATCGGAATAGAGAGGAACTTTCATGGCAAAAGGGGAGCTGACCGAGCAGGTCATCGAGGAAGTGGCTGAGAACCTCGAGGAGGTGGCTGAGGTCACTCGCCGGGTGAGTGTCCGCGAGATCAACTTCTTCGCCGCAGGATTCGTCGTCGGAGCCACGGCTGGCATCGGTCTCGGATTCTTCGCACTGAAGAAGAAGGTGTCGAGGGAGATCGCCGAGTACGCCGAGGAGGAGATCGACAAGATCCGGGAAGCCTACCGGAGGCGGGCGAAGGAGACGCTGGACGGGCTGACAACGGATACGGCCATCGAGGAGAAGCCTCCGATCGCCGAGGTGGTCGAGGAGCTCGGCTACGACCCGGCTATGGGTGCCAAGCCGACCGCAGACGAGCTGATCGAGGGAGCCAAGCGGGAGCGCGCTGCGATCAACCAGAACATATTCGAGGAGCAGCATCCGGAGATCGTGTGGGACTACAAGACGGAGCTCGAGGGGCGTACGAAGGAGAAGCCGTACGTCATCCACGTCGACGAGTTCAACGACAACGAGCTCGAGTATGAGCAGACCAACTACACGTACTACGAGGCCGACGATGTCCTGACGGACTCTCGTGATGCTGTGGTCGATCCAGTGGACCTGATCGTCGGGGCACACAACCTCCGGCGTTTCGGGCACGGCTCGAACGATATTCACTGCGTCTACGTTCGCAACGACGAGCTGAAGCTCGACATGGAGATCAACCGTACCCAGGCGAGTTACGCCGAAGAGGTGCACGGTTTCGTCGAGCACTCCGAGTCGAGAAAGTCCCGACGGAAGCGCGGCTTCGACGATGACTAAGACACTCGAAAGGGAATATTTCGAGTGGCTCAGATCGCAAGTCCGCGTAGAAGGGGAAAGCAGGCAAGGTATCAAGCGATACACCGACCTGCTCGAGATGCTTCACGCAAAGGAGTTTGTCTGGATCATCCCGAACGATGACAATCGTGTCGGGGACAGTCATGCACTCCGGTTGGAATTCCTGGGAGGGGCTCGCAATTCACTTCAACAAGGGGTCTCAATCCTTGAGGTGATTGTGAGCCTCTCCCGGCGGATGGAGTTTGCCGCCGAGGGAAAAGCAGAAGTATGGGCTTGGCAGCTCATAAAGAATCTGGATCTGCATCATATGCACGATCCGATAACAAAACGACAAGCTGGGCTTATCGAAGAGCTACTGGAAACCCTCGTCTGGAGAACATACGATCGAGACGGGGTTGGGGGTTTCTTCCCACTGGCGTGGACAGAGGAGGATCAGACCAAAGTCGAGCTTTGGTATCAAATGAGTGCGTACATAAATGAGCTTCCGGAGCATTAGCAAAGGGGGTTTCCATGGACTTCTATCAGATCCTCACCCGGGAGACGAAAAACAAAGAGATGGAGCTATATCCAGACTTTGTTGTCGGACGCTCTCAGGATCTGATGGTACAAGGTCGGGGCTTCTATGCCATATGGGATGAAGAACTCGGCCTTTGGTCTCGTGATGAATACGATGTCCAGCGACTGGTAGACGATGATCTGCAGCGTGAAGCAGATAGACTGTACGAAGAAACCGGGATTCGCTATACGGTGAAATACCTGAGCTCGTTCAATACGAACACGTGGACGATGTTCAAGAAGTTCCTGGCGAATATCAGTGACAGCAGTCACCCGTTGGATTCCAAGCTCATATTTGCAAATGCCGAAGTCCAGAAGAAGGATTACGCAAGTCGTAAACTCTCTTATTCACTGGAGAACGGCGAAGCCCCAGCTTGGGATGAACTTGTCGGTACGTTGTATTCTGTGGAGGAACGGGCCAAGATCGAATGGGCCATTGGCTCGATCGTGGCAGGTGACTCCCCGAAGATTCAGAAGTTTCTGGTCTTCTATGGGCCAGCAGGAACTGGTAAGTCAACGATTCTGAACATAATCGAGAAGCTGTTCGAAGGGTATACGACCTCATTCGATGGCCGAGCGCTGGGAAATGCCAACAGCGCCTTTGCCACCGAGGCGTTCAAGCATAACCCTCTGGTCGCCATCCAGCATGACGGCGACTTGTCGAAGCTTGAGGACAACACACGGCTGAATTCGATCATCGCGCATGAGCAGATGATGATGAATGAGAAGTACAAGCCGAGCTACACATCTAGGGCAGATGCTTTTCTTTTCATCGGTTCCAACCAGCCGGTGAAGATCTCAGACGCCAAATCCGGAATCATTCGCCGGTTGATAGATGTACACCCCACAGGTGTCCATATTCCGGTTAGACATTATAACACACTCATGAGCCAGATCGAGTTCGAGCTGGGAGCTATCGCCCAGCACTGCCTCGAGGTGTATCTGGAGATGGGTAAGAATTACTATAATGGCTATCGCCCGATGGAGATGATGTTGCAGACCGACGTCTTCTTCAATTTCATCGAAGCTCATTTCGACCTGTTCAAGTTGCAGGATTACACGACCTTGAAGCAGGCGTATGGGCTGTACAAGGAGTTCTGTGCGGAGAGTGGGATCGAGCGACCATTGCCTCAATACAAGATGCGAGAAGAGCTACGTAACTACTTCGATGAGTTCAAGGATCGAGGTGAGATAGATGGCGATCGTGTGCGGAGCCTGTACACCGGGTTCAGCGCAGACAAGTTCAAGGTCCCCAAGTCAGAGGACGACCCTGTGTCCTTCTCTCTCGTTATGGAAGAAAGTGTCTCTCTGCTCGATGATCTGTTTGCTGAGCAACCGGCACAGTACGGTAACAAAGAGGGAACGCCCGAGCTGAAGTGGGCGAATGTCAAGACGAATCTGGCAGATATTGACACCTCGAAAGTCCATTTCCTAAAGGTACCTACACACCATATAGTTATTGATTTTGATCTGAAGGACCTGAACGGAACCAAGGCCCTTGAGCGGAATCTTGATGCAGCCAGTAGATGGCCTGCGACGTATGCAGAGCTCAGCCAGTCTGGGAAAGGCGTCCACCTCCATTACGATTACGAGGGTGACATAACCCAGCTGGCACTCGTATATTCCGAAGGCATTGAGGTAAAGGTATACACAGGTGACGCCTCGCTACGCAGGCGGCTACGGAAATGCAACGCTGTGCCCGTGGCGCCGATAAGTAGCGGACTTCCCCTGAAACAGAAGAAGGAGAAGATGCTCAAGGCCAAGACAATCACCACGGAGAAGGGCCTGCGAGATCTGATAGAGCGCAATCTCCGGAAAGAGATTCACCCGGGGACCAAGCCGTCTGTGGATTTCATAGCCAAGATCCTCGAGGACGCGTTCGAGTCTGAGCTGAAATACGACGTCATCGACATGCGGCCGCGGATCATTGCGTTCGCCAACAACAGTACGCACCAGGCCGGAGTCTCGCTGAAGACGGTGCAGACGATGAAGTGGCAGTCGGAGTCCGAGATGGATTCTGATCAGGGCGTGGAGGTCGCCGACGATCGGATAGCGATATTCGACGTCGAGGTCTACAAGAACCTGTTCGTCGTCTGCTGGAAGTTCAGAGGTGACGACACGGTAGTCCGGATGATCAATCCGGAGCCTCACGAGGTTGCCGAGCTATTCAAGCTGAAGCTCGTCGGTTTCTACAATCGCCGCTACGATAATCACATTCTTTATGCTGCGTCGCTAGGTCACGACAATCAGAAGCTCTACAGATTGTCAGAGAAACTCATAGAGGGTACAAACCGTAATGCGCCCTTCGCAGCTGCCTACAATCTCTCGTATGCGGATATCTGGGACTTCAGCACTCTCAGACAAGGTCTCAAGAAATTCGAGATCGATCTGGGACTGACCCACATGGAATTAGACATTCCGTGGGATGAGCCGGTCGACGAGAAGGACTGGGCTCGAGTGGTCGAGTACTGCGTGAATGACGTCAAGGCGACCGAGGCGGTATTCGAGGCTCGCTCTGAGGATTTCGTTGCGCGTCAGATCCTGGCCGAGCTCAGTGGGTTGACGGTCAACGACACCACACAGCGTCACACAGCACAGATCATCTTCGGGAACGAGAAGCATCCACAGAAGTTCTTCCAGTACACGGACCTGAGTGAGGAGTTCCCCGGATACAAGTTCGAGCTGGGTAAGAGCTCGTACAAGGGTATCGATCCGGGAGAGGGCGGATACGTCTACGCGGAGCCCGGTATATACGAGGACGTGGCGGTTCTCGACGTGGCGTCGATGCATCCGGTCAGCATCATCAAGCTCAACCTGTTCGGGAAGTTCACGGAGAAGTACGCCGAGCTCACGAAGGCCCGGATAGCGATCAAGCGACAGAGCTACGACAAGGCTCGAGCACTGTTCGACGGAAGGCTGGCGCCGTTCCTCGAGGGTGCGGAAGAGCACCAAGTGAGCAATCACGGAAGTCAGCTGGCGTTCGCTCTCAGAATTGCGCTGAACATCGTCTACGGCCTGACCTCGGCGAAGTTCGACAATCCGTTCAGAGACATTCGTAATATTGACAACATTGTAGCCAAGCGTGGCGCCTTGTTCATGATCGACTTGCAAGAGGAGATTCTGAACCTGGGCGAGAGAGTAGTTCACATCAAGACGGATTCGGTAAAGATCCCGGGTGCGTCTGCGGATGTGATCGGCGCCGTGAAGACGTTTGGCTCATTCTATGGATACGAGTTAGAACATGAAACGACGTATGACAAATTCTGTCTGGTCAACGATGCCGTCTACATTGCCCGAACAGGTGATGAATGGACGGCTGTGGGATCCCAGTTCCAACATCCCTATGTCTTCAAGACACTTTTCTCCGGGGAAGACATCGAATTCGATGACCTATGCGAGAGTCGTAGTGTGGTTCAGGGAACCATGTACCTCGATAGCAAGGAGCGGAATGCCGACGATTCTGAAGCTCTGTCTCATCTCGATATGCGTCATCTTGGTCGTACTGGCCGCTTTGTACCTGTGGTTGCTGGCGGCGGCACGCTCTACCGCGTCAAAGAGGACCGATATTACGCCGTAGCGGGAACCAAGGGCTACCGATGGATGGACGCAGAGATTGCGAAAGGCATCAAAGACCTTGAAGTGGACATGTCCTATTTCGAGAAACTGAAAGACGAAGCAGTACAAGCTATTGAGCAATTTGGATCATTCGAGGAGTTTGTGAGCTATGCCACCAAATGACAATACCGTTCTGATGGAAGGTGTCCGGATCATCTTCCGCAACTTTGCCGGAAAGGAGGGACAGTACAATCGTGAAGGCGACAGGAACTTCGCTGTGCTTCTTGACGATACAGTTGCTAATGCGATGGCAGAAGACAACTGGAACGTCAAGTGGCTCAAGCCACGCGAAGAAGACGAAGACGAAGTGCCACAGGCGTACCTACAGGTATCCGTCAATTTCAAGGGACGGCCGCCGCGCATTGTGCTCATAACCTCCAGAGGGCGTACGAACCTCCAAGAGGATCAGGTAGAGATGCTGGATTGGGCTGACATCCAGAATGTCGACCTGATCGTGCGCCCTTACGAGTGGACGGTCAACGGCAAGACCGGGATCAAGGCGTACCTGCAGAGCATCTACGTCACGATCGAGGAAGACGCGCTGGAGCGGAAGTACGCCGAGCTGGACGAGCAAGCCTCGAGATGATCTGTCCAAGATGTAATGGAAAGGGGTCTATCACCTACAAGCTGCCATCGATTAAACTATTCCCGCTGACTCAGAAATGTCCGGACTGTGATGGGAAGGGAGAAATTAAGAATGGCGCAGATAATCACCACCGCAGTCATAGTGCTGATTAGCATTGTTCTGGGTTATGTCTTGGGTGTGTCAAATAGTAATCGAGACGAATAAACAACCAAATAAAGATGGGCTGATATGGACAGTACCAACATTACTGCCAAGTACGTGCGCAAACCGCTATACGTGGACGCGGTCCAGGTAACTGAGCAGAACTTCCTCGAGATCGCACGATGGTGCTTCGGGGAGATCGGGAACATTGACGAGACCCCTGTCGACAAGTCGGCAGACATCGTTCCCAACAAGCAGTACATCCACGTCCGAGTTCACAACCCGAAGAACCCCCGCCAGACGAAGGCGTTCGTAGGGGACTGGATTCTGTACACAGAGCGCGGCTACAAGGTCTACACGACGAAAGCGTTTCAGGCAAATTTCGACCTTGTGGTGCCCCAGATCAAGCCGCAGCCTGAGTTCAAATCCGTAGTGTAACCACTTGGGGTCGAGCAGCCGAGAAGGGGGAATGGCCTGGATAGGCAAGTATCTGTCAGGGCTGCTGCGCCATTCCTTACCCTAAGTACTCGAAGGAGAGTTAATTGATCCAACGATATGTATCTATTACACGTGAGCCTCAGGATAGGCTTGCGGATGTGCGAATCTCACTCGGGTCTTTGAGCAATCTGGGCATTTACATCGTGTTCCGAGGCGACCCCGAGAAGACTGTACAACTTCTCAGAGAGGCTCTAGCCGTCGCCGAGGCGGCTTTGCCCCGAGGGGATTACGAGGACAAACGAGGGAGACCACAGGGATGACCGAATTTGATCCGATGAATGCCGAGGATCCACGATTCATAGCCACCATGGACATGGTCAGGCGAACCGGAGCTCGATCATTCCAGATCCGTTTCTCAGACGATGAGCAGCCGATCGTATGGCTGGCCGTCGGTGAGTGGCTCTGGAAGGACGGGAGGCCTGTTGCCGAGGGCGGTGAGCCTCGTTACGAAGCTGCAGCTGCGCTCAGTCCATTGGGCGCATGCGTTCGGCTCCTCGAGCAGATCATGGACGGAGGGGTGTGCGAGCATTGCGGCAAGATGACCTCGGTGGAAGTCAACTTCACAGCGCATACATTCGCGGAGGAGCACATCTGCTGGTACGTCTACGACCCCGAGCTCAATGTCTTCCGAAGGAGTTGCGAAGGTGATTAGACTGGCCCTGCTATTCCTGATCAGTGCAGCGATCGTCGTATTCATCGCTGGCAATACCAAAGCGTCCACATGCGACGCCAAATGCAAAGCTCATGCCGTAGCGAAGGCCAAACGCCACAACCGCTATCTCCGTCACAAGGAGATCGCGTCAATGCCTCAGGCGGTCGCATCCTGGTATTACGACGCCGGAGCTACAGCCTGTGGTATCCATGCGTGGTACGGAGTGGCACACAAGACATTACCTTGCGGACAGCCAATCCGGATGTGCAAAGCACGTTGCGTAACAGCTATTGTGCAGGATCGAGGGCCGTTTATCTCCGGCCGCGAATTCGATCTCAACCCGTTGCTCAAGTCTGCGCTGGGATGTGGTGACATATGTACGGTGCATTACAGGGTCTTGAAGGAGTATCCCAAGTCGAAATAAGGAACACCGTGAATGCGTGGATAATCGTAGCGCTGGTGCTTGGGGCGGTCATAGTACTCGGACTGCTCCTCGCTATGTTACGGACGACCCGCAATAAGGACACGACGTCCGAAATCCTCCAGGAAGCCCGGGCCCTTTCGAGACTGCCCGAGACTGTCTCTACCGAGATGTGGTTCGCCGCTGCTGACCAGAGTCAGCGGGCCAGCGACAAGAGGAGACGGAAATGAGGATCCGAGGGTATAAGGTAGAAATCGAGCCGCTCAATGGAGTCTGGATTGCCTCGGTTCCGAGACTGCCCAACTGTCGTGTGAGCGGTCTAAGCCGGGGCGAAGCCTCGATTCTGATCGTCGAAGCCGTGGCTCTGATTCTCAAGGAGAAGCGTCCGGTCCCAAAATGTACGTGCGTGGGGTTCCTGGGCAAACGAGACGGGTGTCCGGCGCATGGCCGTATCGAGACACGTGAGGAGCTCGAGGGATTGCGAGTTCTTCGGGAAGCGGCCAAAGGTCTCCGGTGGAAGGCTCTCGACGGTATGGACAAGGCGGCAGATGTCCTGATCGATCGGGAGACATGGGAAGTATTCAAAGCGAGTCTAAGCCCATGAAAGACGACTGGAGACTCATAGCTTTAGCAGCTGTGGTCGTTCTGGGGATCAGTCTTCTTGGTGTAATCGTCGGACTCATAATCCTGGGCAAGCGGGACGAAGTGGCTCAGGATGCCATAACCGGGCTTGCGACAATCGGAGCCGGTCTCACAGGGGGCTTCGCGGGGTGGTTTGCCCGAGGCCGTGCTGAGAGTGAATCTAAGAAAAGCGAATAGCCGTTCTGGGTGGGATTGCTTTGCCTGTCATAGAAGTCCCCGCGCAAAGTGATCTGCGACGGTGAGACCCACAAGCTCATCGGAGTGTCTTACTCGTGGGGCAGCCCAGAGCTCTTCGCAGAAAATACATTGGGTATAATGAGACCCCAAATTGAAAGGATTAGTTATGCCCAACGAAGCCAAAATCTGGTACTCGGTCGCACTCGCGCTTGTCGCATGTCAGCAGATCGTCGTCAACCGCTCCTACACGAAGCTTCTGGAGAAGAAGCTGGATGAACAGGAAGCGCAGATGAGGTATCTGTGTCACATCCTCAACCGCGAGAACATCGAGCTGGATGAATTCGACTTCATCGCACTACCGTCCGTCAAGCTGGTCCCAAGAGAGGAAGCCCACTAACGTGGGCTTTTTCTTTTTGCAGGAGGTGATATGGAGTTACAGCCACATCAGCAGAAGGCCTTGAATGAGCTAAAGGATGGAGCGATCTTATGGGGTGGCGTAGGTACGGGCAAGAGTAGGGTCGCGATGGCCTACTACATGCAGACGTGGACGGGCGAGGATCTGTATGTGATCACGACGGCCAAGAAGCGCGACAGCGTGGACTGGGAGAAAGAAGCCGCGGGCTTCGTGGTGGGGAAGGAGGAGGACTCGACAATTGCTGGTCTACTTACTGTCGACAGCTGGAACAACATCGACAAGTATTCAAAGATTCGTAATGCCTTCTTCATCTTCGACGAGCAGAGAGTTGTTGGTTCTGGAGCGTGGGTACGTGCGTTCCAAAAGATTTCCAAGCACAACCGCTGGATTCTTCTTAGTGCTACACCTGGGGACACATGGATGGATTACATTCCTGTGTTCGTGGGTAACGGGTTCTATAAGAACCGTACGGAGTTCATCAGGGAGCATGTCGTCTACTCGCCGTATGTAAAGTTCCCGAAGGTACAGCGGTATCTGGGTGAAGGTAGGTTGCTGAAACTGAGGGATTCTGTTCTGGTTCATATGCCGTACGCCAAGACGACTGTCAGACGGTCTAAGACGGTCATAGCGGACTACGATGGAGATCTTCTCAGGGCTGTCATAAAGAACCGGTGGGACATTTACAACAATCGTCCTTGCAGTAGCATCGTGGATCTGTTCAGCGTGATGCGCAGAGTTGTGAACTCAGACCCATCAAGATTAGCTATTGTGAAGAGGTTGATGAAAAAACACGACCGGATCATCATCTTCTACAACTTCAACTACGAGCTTGAAATTCTTCGCAAATTGCATGAAATTACAACGGTCGCAGAATGGAACGGACACAAGCACGAAGAGCTCCCAACAGGACCCAAATGGGTCTATTTAGTACAGTATGTAGCAGGGTCTGAAGGGTGGAATTGTACCACCACAAATGTGGCCATTTTCTATTCTCTCACGTATTCGTACAAAAATTGGGAGCAAAGTCACGGTAGAATCGACAGAATGAACACTCCGTATATCGACCTGTTTTACTACACAATTCGGACGAATAATATGGTCGATCGCCAAATCTTGGCAAATTTGACGGCCAAAAAGAATTTCAACGTTCGAGACTTCGACGAGAAACACCTGCAAAAGCTATGAAACAGCAAGGGAAAGCGGCATTTTAGCTATTACCCGATTTTGTGGTCACAACTGCTCTAAAATACTTTTTGTACGCGCGACCTCAATAAGTATAAGTAATAATAAGAGCATATATGACATATAGCTATTACGTTGCGTTTCTATAAGAGTTTTCTTTTAAAAAAATCTTGGCAAATTTTAGACCCCCGCCCCAAGGTCTGAGGTCTGCCCAAGGCCAGTGCCTTGTCCAAGGCTTAAAAGGGGTTGAAATGGACGATAAGACGGTCAAGGATGACTCTGGGGTCGATTTGTGGCATTCCGAGTCTAAAAGCCATGCTAGCGCGATCCTCAGGATACTTGAGGAAGCAGAAGCTCAGAAGCTTATTAAGGAGGGGTCAAATGGCGGAACAGTGGAAGCCAATAGAGTTCTTTGAGGATTACAGCATCAGCGACTACGGGCGTGTACGGGCTGAGAAATCTGGGCGTATCTTGCGCTTGTCTCAAAATCAGTACGATCTCTGCTGTGTCGGGATGATGAAAGCTGGTGAACAGAGGCACAGGTCTGTCCCGCTTCTGGTCGCTCGAGCATTCATCCCTCAGCCGTCGGATCCGTTCGACACGCCGATAAATCTCGATGGCAATCGTTTCAACAATCATGTCGACAATCTCGTGTGGCGGCCACGATGGTTCGCGGTTCAGTACAACCGTCAGTTCAGGGAGCCGTACGAGAACCCGATCATGGCTCCGGTGTACGATCTCGAGACGGAGGAGATTAGCGATAACTCATGGGAGTGCGCAAAGCGTTACGGATTGCTCGAGCGTGACCTCGTTCTATCGATTCTCAATCGCACGTATGTATGGCCCACGTATCAGCAGTTCGCTCTCTACCGTGTTTAGATATTACAACGCTCGCGAAACGCACACCTATACGGAGGACGGAGAAAGCGCTTGCTTTCTTTTTTCCTTTTAATAGCTACGGAAGGTGACATATGTGACCGAAAGCCAGTTCCAAGCCAAACTGATCAAGAAGCTTCACGCTATGTTCCCAGGTTGCATCGTGCTGAAGAACGACTCGATGCTCAAGCAGGGCATTCTTGATCTGACGATTCTGTACGAGAACAAGTGGGCTTCACTCGAGGTCAAGAAAGATAAGAACGCGGCCGTTCAGCCTAATCAGGATTTCTTCGTTCATCGTTTGAACGAAATGTCATACGCTGCGTTCGTATATCCTGAGAATGAAGAGGAGGTTCTATTTGCGCTTCAACAAACATTTAAACCTCCGCGGCGAGCACGCCTTTTTAAGCCCTAGTTCGTACCATTGGGTGAATTATAGCCCAAACAGGCTCGAAGAGCGCTGGATGACCTCCCAGGCGGCTCTATGGGGCAGTATGCAGCACCGTTACGCCGAAGATCAGATCCGTTTGGGAAAACTGTCAGATTATGCCGGAACAGTTGGAATGTTCATCAACGATGCCATTCACTATAGAATGATCCCGGAGCAAGTTCTGTTCTATTCAGAGAACTGTTTTGGTACCGCTGATGCTATATCCTTTCGCTACAAAACTCTTCGTATATTTGATCTGAAAACTGGTGTGGTCAAGGGCTCCGTTCATCAACTCGAAGTGTATGCTGCTTTGTTCTGTCTAGAGTATGACATAGATCCATTCTCGATCAAGATGGAACTGCGCATTTATCAAGAAGATGAAGTGATGGTCTATGACGCCGACCCAACGGACATTATGCTTATTATGGAAAAGATTCAGGAATTCGACAAGCAGATCAACCAACTGAAACTTGAGGAGGAGTCGTGATTATTGCTGAAGATCAGTATCTCGCGCATTACGGCATCCTTCGAAAGTCAGGCCGTTATCCGTGGGGATCTGGTGGTTCACAGAGTACACGTAATCGAAGCTATCTCGATCATCTCGACATGCTTCGAAAGCAAGGTCTGTCGGATACCGAGATTGCTCGTGGCTTGGGCATTACGAGGAATCAGCTCACCGCTGCTCGCACGATCGCCCTCAACCAGCAGACGCAGGAGCGGATCAATCAGGCTCAGCGTCTGAAGGACAAGGGTTTGTCGAACAGCGCCATCGGTGAGCGTATGGGTGGGCTCAACGAATCCACCGTTCGCTCGCTGCTTGCTCCTGGTCGTAAGGATCGTGCTGCTGTGCTCACGGCAACAGCAGACATGCTCGAGCGTCAGGTTCAGGAGAAGAAGTGGGTCGACGTCGGACGAGGCGTTGAAGCGTCTCTGCCCATCTCTGACGGCGGCAGGTTCGGTATCAGTAAGGACAAGATGCAGGCTGCGATCGGCATTCTCGAGGAGAAGGGCTACAAAGTCCACACGCTCAAGACTCCGCAGGTCACGGCCAAAGATCAGCAGACCACGTACAAGGTTCTGGCCATGCCTGGTACGACGCAGAAAGATGCGTGGCTGCATCGTAGAGAGATCCAGCAGATCAACGAGTACTCCGAGGACAGTGGGCATTCGTGGTTTGCCCCCAAGCCACCGATCTCTGTGAGCTCACGCCGAGTAGGCGTCAACTATGCTGAAGATGGTGGTGGTAAGGCCGACGGCGTTATCTACGTTCGTCCTGGCGTGAAGGATCTGTCTCTCGGATCCGCCAAGTACGCACAGGTTCGAATCGCAGTCGACGGTACGCATTACCTCAAGGGTATGGCGATGTACAAGGATGATCTTCCTGAGGGCACTGATCTTGTGTTCAATACGAACAAAGCGAGCACAGGGCGCAAGAAGGATGCCATGAAGGAGATGGAGAAGGATATTCACGGGAACGTTGACGAGAATAATCCTTTCGGTGCTCAGATCAAGCGCCAGATCACGACGAAGGATTCGTCAGGCAAGGAAAAGGTTTCTTCGGCGATGAACATCATCAATGAAGAAGGTGACTGGGAGACTTGGTCAAAGAGCATCTCGTCACAGGTTCTTTCCAAGCAGACGCCTGCCCTGGCAAAGACTCAGCTCAACATGACGTATGAGCGTCGAGTCAGCGATTTCGAAGCGATCAACTCGCTTACGAATCCGGCGGTGAAGAAGAAGTTGCTCGAAACCTTCGCTGACGAGACGGATGCCGCCGCAGTTGATCTTAAGGCCATCTCGTTTCCCAGCCAGGCAACGAAGGTGATTCTCCCTATCTCTTCGTTGAAGCCATCGGAGATCTATGCGCCGACTTATCGTGACGGTACGAGGTTGGCGTTGGTTCGGTTCCCGCATGGTGGTACGTTCGAGATCCCAGAGTTGACTGTCAACAATCGTAACCGTGAAGCCAAGAAGCTGATCGGTGTCCAGGCGCCTGATGCTATCGGCATTCATCATAAGGTTGCCGAACGTCTTTCTGGGGCCGATTTCGACGGAGATCACGTTCTTACGATTCCCAACGCAAGAGGAACGATCAAAACTTCTCCGCCGTTGGAAGGGCTGAAGGGTTTCGATCCTCACGCATCGTTTCCGAAATACCCCGGTATGATTCCGATCAATGCAGTCAAAGGCCGGGATCAGATCGAGATGGGCAAGATCACCAACCTGATTGCCGATATGACAATCAAGGGTGCCACGGATGAGGAAAAGGCTCGTGCCATTCGTCATTCCATGGTTGTGATCGATGCCGACAAGCATGAGCTCGATTATAAGGGCTCGGCTGCAGCAAATGGTATCGCTCAGCTGAAGACCAAATATCAGGGCTCATCCCGATCTGGTGCATCCACCTTGATCACAAGGGCCGGTGCAGAACAGCGCGTTGAGCAGAGGAAGCCTAGGCGTGCGTCTATGGGTGGACCGGTTGATCCGGTTACTGGCAAGAAAGTCTTTGAGCCAACAGGCCGTACGTTTGTGAATAGGAAAGGCGAGGTTGTCAAGAAGACCGTCAGCTCAAAGCGTTTGGCTGAGACCGATGATGCATTCACCCTTTCTTCTGGTACCCCTATCGAGCTAGAATATGCAGAGCACTCCAATAAGCTCAAGTCATTGGCTAACCAGGCACGTAAGGAATCTGTAGGGATTAAGCCCGCACCTCGTTCGCCTAGTGCAACAAAGGTGTATGCTAATGAAGTAGCCTCCCTGGATGCGAAGCTCAACATTGCGCTTAAGAACGCCCCCCTTGAAAGACAGGCCCAGGTAATTGCCGACGCCCAGATAAGCCAGAAGCGTCAGGCTAATCCTGAGATGGATGAGTCAACACTGAAGAAGGTAAAGAATCAAACTCTTGCTGAAGCTCGAGTTAGAACAGGTGCAGGCAAGACTCGTATTGAGATCACCCAGAAAGAATGGGACGCTATTCAAGCGGGTGCCATTAGCAATCACAAGCTTAGTCAGATCCTTACTAACAGTGATCTTGATACAGTCAAGAAGCTGGCCACGCCTAAGCCCAAGGCTACCCTAACAGGTACCCAGCGCCTCAGGGCACAGCAGATGTTGAAGTCTGGTTACACTCAGATAGAAGTAGCAGATCAGTTGGGCATTCCTTTGTCAACACTTAAGGTTGGCATCAATGAATGAGATTACTATCAGTGATCAGCCAAGTGATTACATACTGAGTGTTGCTACCTACCCATCAGTGTATGTGTGTGCACATGTGGATGTGGTAGATCCTATGGTAGTTCCTTTGTCTACTACGTTGTATGGTATCAAGGGATGAGACTACGATGAGTGATCAACCAACTGAGTACATGCTAACAACTGTTGACAATCCTTACGATCCATTCACACAGTTCAGTGAGTGGTATGCATACGACACACTTTGTGGTTACAACACGCCCTCCATCCTGGCAAGGATAGTAATTGTTTCAGATGAAATGTCTGAGGCCGATCAGGCTG